AATTTGTCCCAGTCAAAAAATAAGGAAGGTACTAATGATGTGTAACTTATTGATTTTAATGGTGCCGATAATAGGAGTCGAACCTACGACCTTCGCATTACGAATCTGTAGCACCAATCATAACTATCTGTTTTAGCAAGCATTAGCCGCATTCACCAAGCAATAGTTGATGGCACAAACAGAAAGTTGATGCATGATGTTGTCATGTGTATGTCACAAATACGGCACAACGATCTTCAAACATGTAGCCACCCAGCATAGAAGAGCACAAAGCCTTGCAATCCAGTGCAAAGCTTGGTGTGTCTCAGTTTTGTCTCATCGGTAATTATGTGTTCGCTACGATGCAAGAATCCATACCAATAAGCATCCGATAATTGGGAAAGAAAAATCCAACAAACTTCCCACATCCCACACGCGTGGATCAAAACCTCCCCACCACGGCATGTTGACACGTTTCCCTTTCCCAAACTTTTCTATCCAGCGATATTCTGCCTGGGTGTGTTCACGCGCAATGAAGAACGTACAACCGGCTATCGCACCGTAAGCCCAGTTTCCGGTAAAAATACCAACCAGTACCTGAGCCGCAAAAGCGCAAAGCGAGTGAAGAAATGGAGTGACATCAATGCTCTTAATCATGAAACTTCCCCATTGGTTGAAAATATGGCTCCTCCAACTCCAAGTGTATTTCGTGTTGTGCTCAACCTAAGAGGGCTGGAGTCAGAATTAGAATATCCTGTAGCAGAAATAAAAGATCCTCCACTAATAGTCAACTGCGGAACATCGGCTATATCTGAATAAGTTCTGTCAGCAACAGTATTATTTATAGCCACATGTGATCCAAAAAAACTTCTTATTGTTTGGTTTTTAACTTTACTTCCTTCAATGGTTATCCTACTACCACAGTCGGCAATAAATCCTGAATCTGCATCCAGCGTTGCATTCATAAAAGAAGCTTCAGATCTCTCTACATCAATCCATCTAATATCTTTTGTGGGATTTGCACCAAATACATGACAAATATTAGAGTTAAACCTTACACCATCTTGGAGGTGCATTAATTTTTTTATATCTGTACCCCATAGCCTTGGAAAATTAACAGATGCTCCTGCATGGCAATCAAATCCCAACTCAGCCCCTGAGATATCTACAGCCTTTCCTGAAATAACAGCACCAGTGTCTGCATTAACGGCTGTTCCACAATTGCGCATATCATTACCAGCAACATCAACACAACCCGCACCATCAATACGCACACCAAGTGCACATCCATAAAAACCTTTTTCAATATTTGGTTCAAGGACTTTACCACTTGTTTCTGCATCACTTTCTTCAACGTCATGTCGTCTTGCATCAACATATGCTGTATGAATGCAGGTTAATCCACGATATGAGCAATGTATAGTTTTATGGTCGCGTATATTAACATTTGAACCATCTCTTACATTCCATCCTATATAACAATAGCTTGCACTTGACCCCTGAAAATCTGCTTTAACATTATAAATACAATTAACTGACGCAACCGTACTCTCTGTGCACCGTTCAAACTTGCTTACAGGCATTGATGCCTTGACATTATTTACCAGTTGCAGGGAAGAGTATCTGCTATAAGAAAAATCACATACGTAATACCCTTCTGGCATATATGCAGCAACACTTTCCTCATCAGGAGCACATCCGGTATGATATGCACTAATTTTTGCACCAAAGCTACCATGAATTCCAACGTAGAACTTTCGAGCACCTGAATACGGATAGAAATTAAGTTCAGCTTTTTGAGTTACAATAAATGCACAAACATCGCTATCATCTCTATTTTCTTCAATCTGAATAGCAAATACAGGACTTTTTGCTGCATCGCAAATGTAAAATAAATATTTGTATTCGTAATACGTCCTAACAGTTTTAGTAAACAAACTGGTATCAGAGAAAACCACTGAGTCTTCTGATATTATTTTAATCCATGATAAGTCACATCCTGCTGAAATTTCTATTTGCTCATTGAGCACAAAACCGGAAAGAATTTTAATTATGCAAAAATCAATGCCATTTTTCCATAGTGGACGCAGTGCAACAGCTGAGTTTAGAGCATCACTAATAGATTTAAAATTACCATATTCCCCAACTGTTATTGTGAATGCATACCTGGAATTAAATACTGCGGCACTATCTCCAGAGTTAATAGCTGCAGATATCATGTCATAATTTGATATAAAATCATTTGGCGTGATTATTTCTGCGTTTTTATTGTGCTGGGTTCTAAGTTTTGAATTTACATGAACACTTTTAACTGCAATACGGGAGTCGTCAACAAGTATTTCATTACCCTCTGTTGCTAACTCTTGTCTTAACTGATCCGGGTCATACTTCAGCACATTAGGAAAATAGAACTGCTGTGCACCATACGCATCATAAACAGCCATAGAATGGCCTTGCACAGTTACGAACTTGGCAATCTGTCCGTTATATACCGGATATCCAGCAGCGTTAATGATTATTGGTTGCGAAACAGGAACGTGAGAACCGTCTTCATTCTCCACACAAACCTGAATCTGGTTTTCAGGATTTACTGGGTCAGTGTCAATTTTACCGATATAAATTTTGCCATTGGCTACGGCTTTAAAAGAACGAGCCATAGTGAAGAGTTGCGAAGGCATACTCACTACAACATTGGCTGTAATGTCTGTCATTTAATTTGCTCCAGATACAAGGAATCGCCGCATCATTGCCACAGTGATGCATTATTAATCAAAAAAATACGACCACTGTGGTCTTATTGAGGATGCAACCAGCAGATAATAAGATGCCGATCCACTCACAAAAGCGAGGCATCAAGAATGGGAAGAGATGACCCGCAATTTAATCTGCGGCTACCTTACGAATTAAAGGAAAAACTAAAACAGCGAGCCAAATCCAATGGCCGCTCTCTTAATTCAGAATTAGTTCAGATAGTGACTGATGCTGTATCAAAGCCATCCAAAATTTCAGGCTATCGAGACGATGCGGAACGCATCGCTGATGAGCAGTCCGAACTTGTTAAGAAGATGGTGTTTGATACGCTGAAGGATTTGTACAAAAAACCCACCTGACGGTGGGTTAATTTTTGCATTTACCTGGGCCATATTGACTACTTATAAAATGAGATCAATATTTAATCGCCCAATAACGGGTGTATGTTGAGGTATATCATGGCGAAAAAACCAGGTGAAAACACAGGAAAAAACGGCGGAATATACCAAGAAGTTGGCCCGCGCGGCGGTAAGAAAGACAATTTTGCCACCGTCAAGGACAACGAAAGGCTTCCACCAACAACAAAGCCAGGTCATGGCTGGGTATTAGATAAGCGAACTCCAGACAGCAAAAAGTAATAATCAAGCCGGGTCACTCCGGCTTTTTGATATGTCGCTCGCAGAACTCAACAAGCCTGCTCATTAAGTAGCAGTAAGTCTCGTTGGCTCTTCCTGGTTCAACATCAACACCGACCCTTGAGCAGATATCGAATGCCATGTGAGCGCACTCATGGGCAATAGTAGATAGTTTGCCATTGAACACGCCTATCACATGCAAAACACCATTCTCGCTGCTCATTGTATGAGACGCTCCGTTGGCATCCGAGTCCTGCACGTCCACACCAAGTTTTTGATGCAGGCGTTGCCATTCTGGAAAGTCTCTACAAAACACAATTGTACCGCTCTCAAAGAGCGGAACGAGCATCTTTGGTACGTTTCCAATGTTAACTTTTTTCATGGTATCCTGCGAAAAACTAAGGAGGTTGGTGTGTTAGAAATAGTCGTACTCGCTCTTGGGATATCCTGTTGCGTACTATATGCAGGGTTAGCTGCCCTCAAGAAACAGGTTAAGGAATTAGATCGCTCACATGAAATTGATACAAAAATTGCGCGATTAACAGAAGAGAATAAACACTTAAAAAATTCCATAAGGGCACTAACTGATGACAACTACAAACTGTCCCATGCATTGGCTAAGTGGGAAATAGTAAGTTATGAAAGAATGACCGACATGATTTTTTCGTCTTATATGGCTACAAAATCTCCTGAAACATCAGGAAAAGCAATAATTGCAGCCATTGAAAAGAGAATTAAATAGCCTTCCTTGGCGTTCATTTCTACTGCCTGGTAGCTTCGTTAGTTAGGAGAGGGCGAACGGCGTTAGCAGCCTGATTTAACGCTCGCTCATATGCCGGAGTTCCAGGCTTGACGTTTGCAAGGCGGAGAAGCATGTTTCTTGCTGCTTTAGACTCATACAAACGCATCATTGCACCAAAGCCAGCCTCAAGCCCCATTGATACGCCAAGAGTCGCAGTTGCGCCAATCGTCCTTATCCGGTTGGCTTGCGATTGCCCCGTCTGAGTTACTACATTTGCGGTGTCTGACCTTGCTGTTTGCTTTAGAACTTCATGAAGAGAATCAAGCTCTTTCATGTGCTTTCCAGAAAAAATAGTGTTGTAAATTTCACCGCCTGACTGAGATTTCAGCTTATTAACTTCAGTGATGAACTTGGCTGGAGAGTCACCGGCCTTTTCCGCTATTTTGCTGACGTAAGCTGCACGCATAGCATCTTTCCCTTTATCATCCAATGCGCTCCAGATTCGTTTCACGTCAGATGGTTTTCTGCTTAATACAACAGTATTTATAAGTTCAGGACTGGCTTCACTGCTTGCCTTGTTGAGCTTGTTAGCAATGTTTTTATTAAGCACCTTATTATAAACGTTTGCATAATCGGAATTTGCTTTAAGGTATTTTGCTGCGTCTGACGCACCGAGGTTTTTTGCAACTGCGTTACGAAGGTCTTTTGACATTGCATTCTCTACCATATTGGTAGCTGCTTTTGCCTGGTTGGGGAAGACCATAGCATCTCCCTGAACATTAGATCTAAATGCTGTTCTGTGCTGACGCAAGAGATCAAACGTAACATCCAAATCAGTTGCAGGGTTTGCTAATTCTTCACGCAGGTTACGCAAGGATGTAAGCAGGCTTTGATTGGCTGAAGTCCCAAGCCGTTCCTGTCTTGCGATCGCTGTATTCAGAGCATTCATGGTATTTGTAGTATCAACTGCGGCATTACCCATTTTATTGGTGACGTCATTGATAACAGCGCCAGCAGCATCCTTCCGCCCCCTTAACGTGGTGGTCAGAGATTTCACCACATCATCAGGGTTGTACTCACCAAAACGGTCAAAATAATTGCTTACCAGCTTACTACGCGTTGCATATTGCTCTGCTCGCTTTGAGCCCGTCCCGAGCAAAGCCCCCTCGGCATCCTGAGTAAGGCCGCGAGTGAAAGCATTTTTCGGCGGGATAACATCAGATGTCATTGGTGTCACGCCCATCGATTCTGATGTGGCAATTTTCTTCGCCACTTCTGGCGCAATATCACCTTTTATAGCCGTTATTCCACGCCCTATTCCCTTTGCTGCTGCGGAAAGAACACCCTGAGCGGCAAGGTTAACTCCGGCATTTTTAGCTGCATTTTGTGCGAAATCGCCTTTCTGATTTGCGGCCTCTGCCAGCGATCCAATAGCCATGCTTCCTGCCGTTCCAACTCCTGGAACTAAATACCCACCAATTGTTTCACCGGCTTGTGCGTATGGGTCTGTCGGTTTATCTACAGGACGATAAACATCATCCAAAACTTTTGGCCCACCAAGCCCCTGACTGATTGCATTAATCAGACTTGCGCCACCCTGCAATACGTCAAATGGTATGTTTACCAGACCACGACCAGCCTGCTCTGCAATTTGCCCTGCACTTTGACCACCTGTGAGCCAATCGCCAGCTTGTTGCATCAATGATGGTTCTTCACGTGCTGGTTCATTATTGGCCTGATTAACTGTTTGTTGCTGAACAGCCTGACCAGCAAAATACTCATCAATGGCGGTGCCAATATCTTCCGTGCTCGTACCATCAGGGAAGGTAAATGTCTTACCGTTTGCAGTTACTTTCATCATTCCACCGTAAATTGAATGCCTGATTTTGAGGTATATGATCCGGATTGACTCTGCTGCTGTTGGGTATTTGTCGGTTGTTGGCTATTGCTCTGTTGTTGACTATTTGCAGCACTTGAAACCACCAAAGCATCATAAACGCGACCAGACTGACCACGTAATGAGTTATATTGGCCCTGCATTTTTCGCATTTTTGTTTCAGTAGCAGCCTTGGAATCACCGGGCTGAGGCAGGTACATTTTGGAATACTCCTGCATCTCTGGCAGAGTAATTGCTGCACCTGTTTCTGGGCGCAAAATTGCATACAAGGCGTCTCTCGCATTTACCATATATTGCTGCTCCGCTGGTGATAGGCTTAAATTTGCAATAGTCCCATCACCAAGAGAGCGATTTATTAATGCAACTCGCTTAGGGTCAATGCTTTTACTAAGCTGATTCATTGAGTCCATTGAATCTTTTAATCGCAAAGCAAATCCTGCCGCCTTCTTGGAACCCTCATTAGCCTTATCTATGATGCTTTGCGCTTGTGGCAAACTAATTGGTTTAATGCCATCACCAGATATAGGTTGGTTTAGTTTTCCTGCTTCCTCGCTGCCATCGGTGTAATACTTAGTTACCGAGCCATCAGGATTGGTTTCAACCTTAAGTAATTTCTTAGCATTGGGATTAATTCCCGCCGCTGCCGCAAATGCCGCTGCACCATCTGGATCCGCCTTTAACATTTGCGCGTACTGATTGTAATTCTGCATTGCGGCTGTTGGTGCATATGCTGACGTTAACGCATTTGCTCGGCTAATATCCTGCCCTCTCGCCTGAAGTGCTTCGCTGGCCTGATTGCTGCGGATTGTCTCTGCCAGTCTGCCTCGGTCAATCTCACGACCAGCTATCTTGTCCTGAACAGCAAACGCCTTTTCTGGTCCAAGCGCACCGAGAGACATAGTAGTCAGCATGTGTGATAGCTGCTCTGGATTCTGAATACCTGTCTGAATCATCCAGTCAGCATTAGCGCCAACGCGATTTAACCTGTCCTTGTTGTCAGTAATGAATTTACTGTAGGCTTCCGGTCCCTGAGAAAGAGCGACGTTAGCCCTCATGGCTAAATCGCCCATATCGTTACGTTGCTGCTCATTAAGACCGGAAAACGCCTGTTGTGCCTGTGCAACAAACGCTGGATTTTCCTTGGCAAACTTAAATAGTCCCGATGGATCACCAGAAGCCCATGCATCAGCGTGAACCTTATTGAACGCCCTAATAGCTTTCTGTTGCTGTTCCTGCTTATAAATATCAGCAACTCCAGCCAGACCACGTAACGCGGTCAGACCAACGTTATTTGCACCTGATCGAGCCAATTCATTGTTTTCGCGGATCAGACCAAGCGTTGCGTTAATGTCGCTTGCCTTTGGCGCATTCTCATTTTGCGTACCGATGCCAGCCAGAAAACCACCAGAATTAATACCCTGTTGCCACGTAGCCATGATTACCCCTTAAAACAACGAGCCAAGCAGACCAAGACCGCCACCAACAGCGGCACCAATACCAGTACCAATACCAGGAACAATGCTGCCAAGTTGTGCTCCAGCAATTGCTCCAGAGGCAGCCCCGCCTATTGCAGATTGAAGGCCGGAAGGTCTATTAGCGTTTGCCGCCGCCAGTGCCGCGCTTTGCTGTGAAATCTGGCTCATGTTGTTGGCATATGTTTGCCCGGCATTTGCCTGCCCCTGAAGCGCGCCAAGACCAATATTTGCCAGATTCTGGTAGTTGTTCATCTGACCAGACAGCCACTGCTGACCAAGCGTTGGTGCGATTGTTGCTAACTGATTACTGGTTGCGGTGGAACCCAATCCACCTGTTGCTTCCGCTGCCGCCAGACTCTGATAGCGCGCCTGACCAGCAAGGTCTTTGTACTGCTGAGAGTTGTAATACTGGTTAAGCGCCTGACCTTGCCCCTCCAGAGACGATAAGTTCTCGAGGCTGCCGACATACTTCTCAGCCAGAGGAGTAAACGGTTTCAGGTTGTTCATGATGGTGTTGAACTGCTGATTTTGCAGGTCTGCGGCATACTTCTGGGCTTCTGCTGCATACTTTGCGCTTTTATCGGAGCCACCTTTCCCGCCTTTTTCAGGACAATAAGGTTCCTCGCCGCGCAGTTTTCTGCCCAGCTTAAATGCATATAACATGGCTATCTCCCGTTATTCAGGAAGTCGATTAGTTCTTCACGTGTGGCGCTGTAAAACGTCACGTCATCCACGCCTTTGAAGTATTTCTTGATGGTTCCTACACGCTTAAGACCAATCATTGCGCAGTACATCTGACCGTGGCGGAATTTGCGCGCAGCGAACGATGTGACGCACTGAACGGTGGTGTTAGTCAGAATGTATCGCCAGAACGCCAGCCCGATTTCCTTGCTGAAGCCTCGAATCTCTGGCAGGTACATGGCGTGGCAATCGAATGTCAGCGGCTGAATCTCCTGATAGTAAACAATGCCGCCGAACTGCCCGTGCACGTTAACCTCAAAGTAACGGCATTCAGGTTTGTAGTCGTATCCATCACCGTTGTTGCTCCCGGCGATAATGTCATGGTGATTTCCGACTGCTTCTATCAGGTCGATGTTTCGCGTTGGTTTGAATGTAATCATCAGTCAATCAGCCCATGTAATCTAAGTGCTGTTTCAAGCGCCAGAATACGCTGCCGCGACTGCTGCAAACCTGTAGCGAGAGCTGCGACTTCGGATTGTGCGTACGTAGTGCCGACAGTGTATGACTGGTTAGCGTTGAATGAGCCAAGAAGAGGTGTACCTGTGGCCGCCGTCCATCCGGTCTGCCTTGCTCCAACGACCTGAATCCCATCAACTGAATATGATGTTTTTACATCCAGCGGTGACGCAAGAGACTGCGATTCGGTTACGGTTTTCGATACGTAATCACTCTTAATGTCAGATACATCGCTTTCTACGTCATCCAGTCTTTGGTCAACAGTGACCAGATGCGCCTGAATATCGATAACCTCATCCAGCAAGTAATCAACATCGCTACGCAGTACGACTATCTTCCCTTCGGCAGTTGTTAACCTGACCTCAAGTAGATTTATCGCTTTTGTGTTTGCGGTGATTCTTGCGTCGTGATCAGCCAGTTCGACGTCCTGTTCATCGTTTTTTACCTGAGCATCGTAAGCGCCCTGACCAGCCTGATTTGCCTTCCCGGCAATTGCGCCGACATCAGCTCCCTGATTTATGACATACAGCAGGTAAGACTGGCTGAATATATTGCGTGGCAAAATTGAAGCATCAAGGCGCGTAGCCTGAACCACAACAGGATCATTCAGTGATGAATCAACCATTACTCAATCCTCTGCCTTGCAAACTCTCCAAAATTTTCTGCTCTTGCCATCATTGATGCTGAGATAGCTTCGTCCAGGTCATCGAAGCATCCAACGTGAACCTGTTTTTTATTTTTCTTGAAAGAAACAGTCCACTTGCAGAGATTTTTGTGCCAACAGACACCCGGATATCCTGACTTATTATTTCTTTGAATATTCCTGTTCATCCCATTCTGGGATCTATTTGCCAATCTTAAATTTGAAAATCTGTTATCCGTTCTGTCTCCGTTAATATGATCTATTAAGCAATTTGCAGGTTTTCCTGTCATATAAAACCAAGCAAGCCTATGCGCTAAGTATCTCTTACCACAGACCATTATCCTTAAATAACCAGTGCACATGGTTCCCGCTTCATCACCAACGGTGACGCTCGCTGTATTTGATATTTTTCGGGTAAAACCCCGGTTTCTGGGTCATATGATAAATGACGCTTCAACTCTTCATGTGAAATCATTATTACTCCAGCCTAATAGAGCAGCCTGACAGAGTGACAGGTGACTTAGTGATAACGCGCAATTTGAAGCCGACATTTTTCCTGATGCGCCCGACACGCTTCCACAAAACACGTTTGTCGTAAACGAACGGTTCATTCTGCTCAATCATCTGCTCACGCCCGTAATTGATGCCGTCAGTGGTTGCAGAGAGAAAAAGGCGGTCAGCATACTGCGCAACGCCAGTTGACGACTCAACCTCAAGGTCGAACACTCTGGCATTATCCGCTTTGAACAACGGAGTAAACAGCAGGTGTTCCTGTTGAAGACCATACTGACTGCTGATATCGAACTGCAATTTCCCGGTCACGGACTCCAGCTTATCGCCGCACGTTATCTGATTGCCTTCGTAAATGAAGTCGATAGCGCGGTACACATCGTCATACAGGCCTGTTTTCAGCACACACCATTGCGGACCATTGGCGCTTGAAGATGCGTCGTAAACAAGAACATGGCGCGGAAGGTGGATAATCAGCAGCTCATGCGCATCAAATCGCAGAGACTCCATCACGCCATCAGCCAGTTCATCAGCAGTGTAGGAGCGGAGGATTTTCTCAATGCTCGCGCTGGCGATTGGTGACACCTGACCGGAGCCGATGATATATATAGACGGCGCACCTGTTGCCGGATTGCTGATAAACGCATAGGAATCAGCGAATGGTGTTTTGCAGTAAGTTCCGGCAATACCTTTCTGCACCATCAGTGATGGCTGTGCGACATACAAAGCGGCACCAACAGTGGTTGCACCAGTCAGGGAAAAATATTCAATCGTCGATGAACCAAAACAGACGATGAAATCTCGCCATGTGCCGATACCGATGATGCCGTCCGGCTGCGATTCTGCGCGATATTGTGCGCTGTAACGGTCAGGATGCGATTCGTCTTCAAGGTCAGTGATGAACCATGAATCAGTGCCGTCTTTTGACCACGCATAACGCCCACGCAAGCGCGTAATGTCGCGAACTGAACCTAACTCATACTGAGTGAATCCACTGTCTGTAGGCCAGTTTGAGACGGTTTTAACCGTACCATCATAGCGATACTCGATAAGTTGACCATTAACGCCTACAGCCTGAGATGTCCGACCATGCGCCATTGATACACGACCACTTCCGGCAACATCACCGACTTCGCTTTCTCCTTTGTACAGTTTGCCACCACACACGCGATAAACAGCATTCTGCGCCATGTTGTACTCGACGCCGCGCGATACACCGTTCACATCAGAGCGTTTGGCAATGCCCGGGAATGAGCGAAGATATCCGCTGCTGTTAAGGATTTCTTTGGGTGTAGCCAACATATTCACTGGCAGATAGTCGATATAGTCGGCGTTTCGGAAATCTTTGCCGACACCTTTCATAAGCGGAAGTTGCTGAATCGGCATTTATTCACCTCACGTACTCGGATCATCTTTCTCGATGTAAAACCGATTCCACGTAAACGCGCTTTTGTTGCCACTACCGCGAGGCATGTCATTTCGCCGCTCAAGTGGTGGTATTTTGGTTAAAGCGATACAGATTGTTTGATATGCACTGTCAGCAGCGGTAAGGAGAGCGTCTGACGGCTGAATGACGTTATCCATGCACACTTGCACAGCGAGTTTCAAAGCGACGCCATCATTTGCCCATGCAGGGATGCCTGAATCATCGTCAGGTAACGGCATGATGCCGTTTTCTGTATCAGCAAACTGATATCCAAGCTCGATACCTTTAGCCTGCCATGCTGCCATCATGTCTTCGAGGTCATTAATGGCATCTTCAATTGCCTGAGGGTCAGCATCTGTCAACGTGGCATTGGAATACAGCCCGGCTTTTCGTAAAGCCTTTAGAACGAGATCACCCTTCGTTTTCGCCATCTTCTTCCGCCTTAGCCACTTTTTGCTTCGTTGCGGTTTCTTCAGGAGTTTTCACCCAACCTTTTTTCAGGTGAGATTTAACTTCTTCGTCATCAACAATGATGTAATCGACAGCAAACTGACCACAGGTGATCATGTTGCCCGGCTTATAGAGCATTGTTCGTGCCATTGTCTTCTCCCAATAAAAATGGGGCCGAAGCCCCACCAAAATTACTGCCCGGCAATAACGATGCCCGTATATTCAGGAACAAGTACAGAGCAACCGTACAGAGTGGTGAAACGCGCAGTGGTTACGCCTTTGATGTGGTCGAAGGCGTAAGACATGATCAGCGTAGCGCCCTGCTCGGTGGTTGCTGTCATTACCTGTGGACCCTGACCAGTCGGGAACGCCAGTTTGCCGTACATCAGCTCAACAGAACCATCAGCCCAGAACAGGTTAGCCGGTGCGGCATTCTTGTTGAGAATGGTAATTGCTGCACCATTTGCCGCGTTAGCATCAACGTTTGCATATGGACGGCTGGCGACATCTGCGTTGTCAGGCGGCAGAATTTTCGGGGAGATAGTTACTGTCGTTCCGCTTACTGCCAGAACGCGGAATACCTGCGGCTGCCCGGTGGTGTCTTTGGTGATCTGGTGTACAGAATTCACGCCAGCAATGGTGAACGCATCGCCAACCTGCAACCCAGATGCAGATACCGTAATAGTCCCCTGTCGGTTATCCACTGGCATATCGTTGGCATCTTTCGCTTCAACCTTGTGCGCAGGTTCAGCCGCCAGCGTCAGGGAAGTTGCTGTACCCTTCGGAACACGACCAGAAATATCGGTCTTGTAGCTATCGAAGGACGCAACCGGAGGGATCTGCGCTTTTTCGTATGCTGTCAGGGTTGCGCCCTGAGCATAGGCACGGTGACCAAGCTCGCCAGCAAGGTCTTTGTAGTTGAAGGGGTTCCAGAAAGAGCGACGATTGATACCCTGCGGTACACCAATCGCCGTCATGGTGGCATCAATACCTGCCGCACAGTTCCACAAATCACGGCCCTGTGAACCAGTGGTTGAATCAGCCATTGTGATCACGTTAGTAGCACGCTGCGTGACCATGGAAATCAGGTCAGAGTCAATCTGTGCAGCAAGGCGCATACCTGCAGCGCGACCAGCTTCAGTTTTATGTTCCGGGTCACGCATTTCACGCGCATCCAGAGTGTACAGAATGTTTTTCGGCTCCTTGAACACAGAAGGAACAAGGCGCTGAACCAGTGCTGTTGGCGTTTTGCTGCTGAGGTCGAGGCCTTCCTCAATGTTCATGTGGTAATGCTGCGGACGATACAGAACATCACCTGCTCGCTGCATTGCTGTATCACCGGGACGGAATTTTTTAGCGTTACGGGAAACTACGCAGGCGGCCTCAAAGCCTTCAACGTAGTTTTCGAACATGATTTCAAGGTCTTTTGCTAATTGGTTAGTCATGCTTAATGCTCCGATAGGTTATTTTTTTGCCTTTTTAGCGGCGAAATACGGCGTCCAGTCACCAGTTTCCAGCGCCCTGGCTTTCAGTTTGTCGAGGTTATTGATTACTGCGCCGTTGCTCCCCTTAACTGTCGGGGTTGTGGCTGCCGTGGTTTTTGCTTTTGGCATGATTCTGGCCTTCGATTCGATACGTTCCAGCAGACGACCAATTGCTACGGGGTTGGTAGCTTCTGCCAGTTGCTTGCGCAGTTCAGCGTTGCGACCAAGCGCTAGAACAACGATTTCCGGCTTCTCTGACTCAAACAGGATCGCGTTTTGTGTCTCGATGGGGATTTCCTCGAGTACGGCCTGTTCTGCTTCCTGATAGCCAGGAACCTTGAGAGCCTTAACACGTTGCTGATATTTGGATAATCGCTCTTGATAAGCAGCCTGAAGCTCCTGCTCCTTCTGCTTGCGAGCCATCTCCTGTTGCTGGTACTTGCCGTTATCCTCTGCCCACTTAGCCATGCGTTGCTGGTAGATTTCTTCATCGAAACCGATGTCCTCATCGTCCAGTTTTGGCATTCGCGGTGGTTGAGTGATTACCGGCTGCTGCTCGACGGGTTTCTGAGACTGACGCATCAGCTCTTTCAGCTCGCGGTCTTTCTCTTTAATCGTCTTGCGCAGGTGTTTTACCAGTCCATGCTCTGCGCCATCTTCGCTGGTTGGCGAATCCAGCTTTTCGTCACCAAAGTAGAATTCCTGTTCTGATTCGTCGTCATCAGTTTCAGTAGCTTCCTCTACATCATTGCCGGATGACTCACTGCCATCTTCTGTTTCGACTTCTTCAGCCAGTTCGACATCATCAGGAATCTGCTCTGACGCGTCGGTTTCGATTTCAACTTCTGGTGTGTTTTCTGCCATCTGGTCCATTTGTTACCCCTGTTTACTCGATGTTCAGCCCATCGGAAGGCAATAGGGTGCCAGGCCTCATAAAGACAGCCATTGCACGTTATGGGTTAATTACTGCTGTGGTTGTTGCTGAGTTGATTTTTGCAGGATGCTGTTGATGTCCATGCGCTGCGCATGACCCTGTGCCTGACTTTTCAGGACAAGCTCTGCATCAGCACGGGCATTGTCTCCTTGCTGTTGCTGGAACTGTCCGAGCAGTTTCAGAGCCTCGCGGATATCAGATTTCTGCTGGCTATCGGCAGATGCGAGGATTTTCACAACATTTGCCGCTGCAACCTGAGCATCAGTCTGTGCCTGGAATGCTTTAACCTGAATGGCTGCCTGTTCGTTCTGCGCTTTCTGCAATTCAGCCTGACCAGCAAGAAGCTGACCTTGCGCTGCAACCATAGCCGGATCTGGCTGACTGGCCTGTTGTTGTTTCGCCTGTTCAACCATCTGCTGTTCTTCAGGCGTTCTCGGCTTGATAACGCCAGACAGAAGCAACTGATTGCGGTTGTATTCTTTCAGGTCGTCCATCCCTTCGCCGTCCATATTGTCGAGAATCATCGACGATACAAGGTCGTGCTTCGGAGTTCCTGGTGGGATAAGTGCCAGCATGGAAAGTAACGACTTAACCGTTGCATCACGGCGAGTAGCGAACGACTGGCCAACATCGACAGTCACTTCATAGTTACCCTGCGAAAGGTCATTAAGCGCGATAACCTGCCCTGTCTGACGGTCAACCACTTCACCAGTCATCAGCGCCACGTCATCGCTGCCGTCCTCATTAACGATACGCATCGGCGTATCACTGCCATAGACTTCACGAGCCATAGAAAGCCACACGACGCCAGCACGGCGCATGGATTTAGCCATGTTGTCCATGTAGATATAGGACTGCGTGTCCATCCGGTTAAAGATGCTATCAACGGTATCGGTAGCGACGTTGCTCGGCATATTCTCAAGCTGCGACGCACCTGTAATTTGCTGAATAGCCGTTCCGGTGTACTGCAATAGCCCGGCAAGAGCAGGAGGCATTTGTGTCGGAGGTGTATAACTGCTGACCTGAGCCTGCGCAGTAATATCTCCGTTTTTGTTTTTCAGACTGACCATCGGCAGGAACGCCGGGCGCTTTTTGTTGCGCTCCGCCCAATGAGTGGCAAGAGGACCAGGAATCATGTCAACATCAACTACAGGAATGCCATCGCCGCCAGCCTGAGTGGCGTTATCTGCAATCATGGAAACCATCAGGTTCTCAAGACGCTGTGCATCCATCGCTTTTGCTGCGTGGCCTTCGATTCGCTCCTGATTATCAACAAATGATCGACGCCCATATACCGGGATGAGAGGAATATGTTCGCCCGGAATACGCTTCGGTTCTTCCAGCCATTCAGCGCCAGACAGAAGACCGCAATAAACTCTGCGTTTCTTCACTGTCCGCTCACCAATCAGTTCGAATGCGCCATCGGTCAGCTCGTCGACAATATCTTTGATTTGCTCTTCATCATAGATTGCCGTTTCTCCGCTGACAGGGTTGCGCCATGCCGCGAGCTTCACCTTCTCTATGCGAACTTCGTAGTAGCGACCAACATAGATAGCATCAGGGGTTGACCAGTCATATTGAGTGCCAGTGTCATCACGAGAAAGGCTTGCCGCGATGGAATCAGGGTATTCAGCCTCGAACGCTTTAGGCGTCATGGAGAACATTTCCATAGCCCACATAGCATCAGAGCGGTCATATTGCTTGCTGTCCTGATCAAAGAAGACGCATGTCGCTGGGTCGTAAACAGGGAGAAGGCTTATACGGCGTTTCTCGTTACTCGGATCCATTTCATCTTCATAATCGGCACACATGCGGAAACAACCGAATCCGCCCGTTACGGCATCATCAAATGCGTTATCACACGCTTCGCCACCGGATGTTTCCTGATAGTCAGCGCGGAATTTGCCGTTCATTTTTTCGGCTAACGCTTCCGATGCCTTGTCATCCTTCGGCCTGAATTTAACGCTGATGCGATTCTGTCGATACTCGCCAATGATGCGATCACATTCACGGGTAATCTTATTCAGTTCAAAACGCGGATAATGCTCGAACCTGCCTTCATCAAATGAGTAACCAGCGTTTGTGCTGCCTTCCCACTGTGCGCCGGACACCCTGACGAAGCGTTGAGCCTCAATAATCTGCTCACGCATATCCTGCGTTGCTGACCAGGCATTATCAAAGTTGCACAGCACCTTGCGATGCCAGTCAGTCATCTTTTTTTCTGCCATATCAACCTACACCACAAGGAATAGAGTAACTGGAATAGTCGGGTTGCGCAGCCGACTCCGGGCAATGCATACACATCATCAGCGCATCAGCCAGGTTAGGAGATGGAATACCGAGCTTCTGCTTCATTTCGACCTTAGTCATAAGCTCCAGCTTCCCGTTGTTATTGAATTTGCGCTGAATCTGCGTCAGTTCTGCAAACAGCTTCTCCAGCATCTTCTCGCCTATCGCTTCTTTGTCGAAACTCAGCATGTCGTCGGGGTCTGCATACTCACCGTGAACAACCGCCCGATATGTCAGATACAGCCTGTCAGCCAGCGCGTAATAGAATTGCGCTCGCTTATTGCGGAACACATCGCCAATAGTGCGAACGTTGTCGCCATGTACGACTTCATCAGCCCATGCTCCGGCCTGATACGGAGCATCTTCATCGAATGGCGATTCACTGCCCTTGAACATCGTGGCGGTGATTTTCTTGCCGGAGAACGCTTCCGTTGTCTGTCTGCGTAGCCCGGCACCAACACCATCACCATCCCACAGGTAATGGTCAGCGCCGTCTTCAATCGCCAGCGAAGTAGCCCAGTCAGCACCCTCGTTGATGTCCATCAGTAGACCTTCGGCAATGCGCTTAACCACCGACCCGTGACGCGATGCGTAACCTTTAGCATCTGGCCCTGTATCTGACGGGTCATGTGCAGAAACAACAGCGCCTTTCGCTTTCCATCCGAGTTTCTTGTGCGCATCGGTTGCGGCTTCAAGCCATTCACGTTTGATGATTGCCATATCACTTGCGCTTACCGGCTCACCAAGCCAGATGTGACGATACAGTGTCGGATTTCTGCGTTTACACTCTTCCATCTCCAGACGGAGAACTTCAGGAAAATGCGGGTTGTCGGTGTAGTTCACTGTCAGCAGACAAATATCATCGGGAGGATTTACAACGAATCGCTGATAGGTATCGTCGAGGATGTTTTTCGGGTTGAAGCTCACCCATATTTCGGAAAATGGCTTGCGGATGGTTGGAATCAGAATATCCCACGATTCCTTCGTTACCGCTTCCGCTTCCTCCACCCAGCAGATATCAATACCTTCGAGCGATTTAATTTTTGTCGGGTTGTTTTTGATGCCGTAGAACATGAATTCGGCATTCGTTCCGAGATGACGAATCATGGAACGCTGAATTTCAAACTCAGCCGAATACCCTTCACGCTCGATAGTGTCTTCAAGCAACCGGATTACCGAATCGCTGATACTGTTTTGCAGTTCACGAGCGCAGAGAATACGCACTGGCTGACGACGCGCCGCTTCAACAAGCAGTCTCGCAATTGCCCATGACTTACCGCTACCTCGACCGCCTTTGGCGACTTTGTAGCGATGCGCCTCAATGAACGGTTCAAAGATAGGATTAATCGAGGTCATTTTCCGAATAGAGTGCTCATCGGTGATGTTTCAATCTGGATTGCGCCGCCGTCTTTGCCTGTTAGCTCGTGATCAACCTTGTCGCGCCATTTATCCTTCTGTCGGTTCTTAAGCCAGAAGATGGCGGCGGTTGTATCAGGCGGGTAATACTTCTCAAGCGGAGTTTCGACAATTCTGTTTTCAATAACACGAATATCGATGTCTGGAGCCACAAAGCCCATAGCGCGTTGATAAAGACGGTCACTAACTTCTGCATCAGCGACGGCCTTACCCTTTTTTATGGACTCCGAAAACTTAGGATAATCAAGCTTCCACTTGTTAATAGTTGACTCACTGACTTCAAAGAAATCAGCAAGTTCTGCATCGGTGTAGCCCAGCAAGCACAGTTTGCGTGCCTGTTCGGCATACGCCTCTTGATACTTTGTTGGGCGCGCCATGTTTATGCTCCGGTAGTAAACAGGTCTAACGCTTCCTTCGATTTACGCACCGCTTCGATTGTACGGGTCGTGATATCTGAATTAGCGCCACCTGACTGGAAGTGAATTTTGAATAGCTCAAGCTTCAGTTCGTCAGTGCCAATGAACTGAAATGCTTCCTCTGCAGCTGCGTTCTGGTTCATGACCAGCTTGTAAATCTCTAACTGGAATTTCTGTTCTTCAGTCATGGGAATAATCTCTGCCATTGTTGGCTCCGTTTATCCGTTAAAAGGGATATCAGTTAAGTTATCCCGTGTAGGGTATAAGCCATTATCAAAGCCACTCTGTAGGGAATGGCTTTTGTAATAACTACTGTTCGCTTAGTTTCTGCTTCAGCAAGTAACCTTCGAGCATCCAGATTTTGTTTACAGCATTTTCGCGGGCGATCTTGCGACCGATCTCCGGGTCGAAGTTTTCCGGGCTGGCGCAGGCACTTTCGCCGGTGACGGTGAAGCCGTTGCGCAGCACCAGGACGCAGAATGTAAGAAGCTTTAATGCTTCCTGACTTTCGGTTAAATCAAGCGCGGATTTGTATGTCGCCATAGCGCCCTCTCCGCCAATACCATCGTATGCGGTGAAGCAATGCTCGCTTTTAATCACGTCTTCGATGTGCTGCGGGGTAACTCGCGGAGCGGTTTTGCCTTTCTCAACGATTTCTTTTTCGATTTGCTGGTCGTTCATAATTATGGCCCTGTAGAGTAGTTGCTTGATTAGGATGTCTTTCCATCAGTCCGCCACCACAAAGAATCTTTTTTGCCATAAGGCAGGAGGTTCATCTTTCAGTGGCTGCCAGTGTTATTTCCCCACTTACTGGCTTGGGTTGTTTCGTGGTACTGCCGTTAATTGGTGAGTCCGGGGATTACGGTTTGCCCGTGCTGTTCAAGGCGTTCAATTCTCGCCAGTAGCTGAGGCTTCTTAATTTTTCCCCAGCGATTAAGCAGGCGGCCTGACATGCTGGCAACATCCTTCTCTTTCATGTACTCCAGCATTACGGCATTTCTCTCTTCTTCAAATTGACGATGACCAACCTGAAGCATGGCGTACATCCAGTTGAATGCGTTGATGTAAGCAATTTTGATCCGCATTGCTTCTTTTTTGGTGTAGGACATAACCAAAAGCATCAACCCATCCTTACGTAGCCGATAGAATTTTTGTGGCTTACCATTCTGTAACTCATTGTTTTTATAGCAAACCTCAAAATTGAGTTTTGTATCAAACTCTTCAGGACAAGCAGCGATAGTTCTTTCTACATCACGCACAACGTTGTCATGTCGCTTACGAAATGCTTTCGCCACCATAAATGAATCGGTGACAGGGTCATTGTTGGTAATAAAAACCAGTTCTTTGAAATCAATGCCGTCAACGATAGTTGGATAATTCATCGGTGATTACCTTTTAGTGATGAACCTTGTCACACAGGATTCCGGCCCACAGAAAGGCACCGATCACCAAACCGGCATCCTCAAGGGTCATCCTGAAAGGTTCTGTGTTCATAAATCGCGCGTGTGAAGCGCGTTTACTGCGGACATAAAAAAGCCCCGCATCGCGAGGCTCATTAAATGGACTTTGTGATTTGCAAAAAAATTATTTCAGGCACTGAGTCCTGATGTATTCCTGCAGGTAGTCAACCTGCGCGGTTATCCTGTCGATTCCACTTCGGAGACGGTAATAATTGAGTTCAGCATCTGCTGTAAGTCCTGGACTTTCTCCATCGCCCATGCCGCTGGCTCCGGTCGTTGACTTTGCACAGGTGGCGGCGACTTGCAGGCGCTTACGCCCAGCAGAAACATCAGCACGGAGACTTTCGATAGTCGCATTAGCATCAGCAAGCTCCTTTGTGTATCTGGCGTCAAGTTCTGCTACGTCACGTTGACGCTTCTGCATGTCAGCGATTGTGGATGTGGCTTTATCGCGCTGCTCTTTGTAGGCGATGGCGTTATCACGGTAATGATTAACAGCCCATGACAGACAGACGATGATGCAGATAATCAGAGCGGAGATAATCGCGGCTACTCTGCTCATACCTCAATCTCTCTGACCGTTCCGCCTGCTTCTTTGAATTTTGCAATCAGGCTGTCAACCTTATGCTCGAACTGACCGTAACCAGCCCCCGGCAGTGAAGCCCAGATATTGCTGCAACGGTCGATAGCCTGACGGATATCACCGCGATCAATCATCGGTAAAGCGCCACGCTCTTTAATCTGTTGCAGTGCCACAGCGTCCTGGCTTTTCGGAGAGAAGTCTTTCAGGCCAAGCTGCTTACGATAGGCATCCCACCAACGGGAAAGAAGCTGGTAACGTCCGGCGGCTGTTGATTTGAGTTTGGGGTTTAGCGTGACAAGTTTGCGAGGGTGATCGGAGTAATCAGTGAATAGCTCTCCGCCAACAATGACGTCATAACCATGATTTCTGGTTTTCTGACGTCCGTTATCAGTTCCTTCTGACCACGCCAGCATATCGAGGAACGCCTTACGTTGATTATTGATTTCCACCATCTTCTACTCCGGCTTTTTTAGCAGCGAAGCGTTTGATAAGCGAACCAATCGAGTCAGTACCGATGTAGCCGATGAACACGCTCGTTATATAAGCGAGATTGCTACTTAGTCCGGCGAAGTCGAGAAGGTCACGAATGAACCAGGCGATAATGGCACACATCGTTGCGTCGATTACTGTTTTTGTAAACGCACCGCCATTATATCTGCCGCGAAGGTACGCCATTGCAAACGCAAGGATTGCCCCGATGCCTTGTTCCTTTGCCGCGAGAATGGCGGCTAACAGGTCATGTTTTTCTGGCATCTTCATGTCTTACCCCCAATAAGGGGATTTGCTCTATTTAATTAGGAATAAGGTCGATTACTGATAGAACAAATCCAGGCTACTGTGTTTAGTAATCAGATTTGTTCGTGACCGATATGCACGGGCAAAACGGCAGGAGGTTGTTAGCGCAGCCTCTTGCCACCCGCTTTCACGAAGGTCATGTGTAGAAGGCCGCAGCGTAACTATCACTGATGAATTCAGGATAGCCAGTGGCTACAGCTCAGTTATGGTGCTGGTTAACGGACTTGAACCGCTACCCATTCGCTTACAAGGCGACCGCTCTACCATTGGAGCTAAACCAGCATGTTTGGCGGGACAGCGTGGGCTCGAACCACGATAAGAAGGTTAACAGCCTTCCGTAATGACCTTTATACGACTGACCCAAATAAAAAAAGCCACCGTTGCAACTTAAGAGTCACTAACGGCAGCTTATGCGAATAGTGTTGCTCATTTGCTCAATGATGTCAACACGTTCTATGCTACATGTTTAATTTTCTCTACACGTTTCCGGTTTTTAAACGCACTATCCAGAACCGGGTAAATCATAAACAACGAGGCATTGAGGATTTCGTCAACTTCCCGTCGACAGGTTGCGAGCGATGGTTTTTGAATGCGCCCGCCGCCCCGGCATAACATCTTGCGAGGTCTTGCGACGCGATGATAGTAAGATGCAATGGCGTGCTTGGAAGAGCCGTGGGCGTAGTAGCTGAGGAGGATGCCAAAGGCTTTCTTGTCAATGTACATGACGGAATCGACGACCTGAGAAATCAACATTCCATCATCATCATTACACATTGGCCTTGTCATAACTCTTCCCG